ATTATTAGAAAGAGTGCAGGCTGGTGCTGCTACATTCGATAGAGGCGATACTTACATACCATCAAGTGCTATGCCATCGGGTGTGCCGACAACTACCTCTGCCCCTGTAATTAACGTAAACGTAGAAGGCAGCCTAACTTCATTACAAGAGTTTGAGATAACAATGCAAGATCTATTATTAAAGATCTATAAGCAAAATGGAGATTTAGCACCAGCAGGGTTTATTCAATAATGACTGTGCCTGTCATAAATGCAGTAATTAACTTTAGCACTGGCCCAGCATTTGCTCAGGCATTCCTAATCGACTCAGGCATATTGGGCACTAACGTATTAGCCGATGCCGCAGCCGTAATTGTTGATGTATCTGATCGAATCAATTATGTTCAGACTAAAATAGGTCGTAACCCTACGGCAGATAGATTTATTACAGGCCAATTAACTTTACGCATTGTAGATCAGAATGGCGACTTTAATCCTACTAACCCAACTGGGCCTTACTTTGGGTTATTAACGCCTATGAAGAAAGTTCAAATAACGGCTACATATAGTGGCATTACCTATCCTATATTCTCAGGCTTTATTACATCTTATGTTAACCAGCAACCTAAAGATGCTACAGAGGTTGCCTATACAACTATCACAGCTGTAGATGCTATGAGGCTTGCACAGAATGCACAGATAAGCACAGTCACAGGCGCTACCGCTGGCGATTTATCAGGCACACGTATTAATCAGATATTAGATGAGATTGACTGGCCAGCATCAATGCGATTAATAGATGCAGGTCAAACTACCTTACAGGCTGACCCAGGCACAGCACGTACATCGCTAAGTGCTATGGAGACTGTCGCTAATTCAGAATATGGTTCTATATATGTTGACAGTAATGGCGAGTTTGTATTTAAGGACAGGCTTACTGCCACTGCGTCAATAGGTGCTACCCCTACCCTGTTTGCAGATGATGGCACTGGTATCCAATACGCAAATGCTGTATGGAAACTAGATGACACCCTTATATTTAATTCAGCCCAGATCAGCAGATCAGGCGGGTCACCGATGACCGCCATCAATCAGGCAAGCATTGATAAGTATTTTATACACAGTTATAACCTGCAAGACCTGCTAATGCAGACCGATGCCGTAGCCCTAGATTACGCCAGGGCTTATGTGGCTAGCAGAGCTGAGACAACCATCCGATGCGATGCCATAGAACTAGACCTATACACCCCTAACTACGATACAGGCATAGTTGCAGCGCTCAACCTAGATTTCTTTGATCCGATCACAGTAATCACCACCCAACCTGGTGGGTCTAAGCTGGAGAAAACCTTGCAGATATTTGGCGTAGCCAACACCATCACACCTAATAGCTTCAAAGTGGTGTTTACAACGCTAGAACCTGTCATAGATGGGTTTATACTAGGCAACATAGATTATGGTGTCTTAGACCAAAACGTCTTATCTTATTAAGGAGATATAATGTCAACTTTTCCAGGCACAACAGGGCAAGTAGTAACTTCCACAATGTGGAATGGATTACCAGCCTTTGAAGTACAAGCTGCTAAGACAGCAGATTACACAGCAGGTAGCGGTGATGAGTACCAGCAACTCATTCCAATGAATAAATCATCGGCTGCTAATTTCAGCATTCCTACCGATGCTACGTATAACTTTCCAATAGGCACAGTTATTACAGTATTAAATCAAGCAGCAAACTTAGTAACTATCAAAGCAGTTACATCGGGTACTACTACAGTATTAAGTGCTGGTGCGGTGGCGGCACAGCCAACCCTTGCACAATATAAATCTGCAGCCTGTATTAAGACAGCTGCTAATGCTTGGTATGTAGTTGGAGCTATTTCATAATGATTGCAACTATTGCAGCTGGACTTTATGCGGGTGCACGTGTGCCTTTAACAGTTGAATTTCTTGTAGTCGCTGGTGGTGGCGGTGGCGGCTCAGATGGTAATGGCGCAGGCGCAGGCGGTGGTGCTGGCGGTTACAGAACTGGAACTTTAAGTCCCGCCGAAAATACGAATTTTACTTTAACTATTGGCGGCGGTGGAACTGGAGGCGCAGCCGCTAATAACTCTACTGGCAGAGGACTTGCGGGAAATAACTCAGTTTTCTCATCAATAACATCCGATGGCGGTGGCGGTGGAGCTAACAGTAGAAGTGGGGGCGTTTCTTCAACAGGTGGCTCAGGTGGCGGTGGAGCAAGCGCAACAAATACTTTTTCAAATGGAACATTAGGCCAAGGAAACGCAGGCGGTACTGGATACACAGGAGAAAATACTGGCGGCGGTGGTGGAGCGAGTGCGGTAGGTGCTAACGCAGGTGGTTCTGGTTCTAGTGGTACTCCAGGAGCAGGTGGAGCAGGATCTGCATCATCTATTACAGGCTCATCAGTTGACTATGCAGGCGGCGGTGGTGGTGGTTCTTATTACAACCCAACTGTTGCTTCAGGTGGCTCAGGTGGTGGTGGTAATGGTGGTAAAGGTGATGCGAACGCTGCAGGTTCAGCAGCAGCATCACCAACAGCAGGAACCCAAAATAGAGGTGGTGGTGGTGGCGGTGCTGGTAATTTAACTGGTGGAAGTAGAACTGGTGCGAGTGGAGGTTCAGGAATAATAATTCTTAAATACCCAGACACATTTACTGCAACTTTTAGCGGTGGCGTTACACAAAGCACACCTGCACCATCAAGCGGATTTAAGATTTCAACAATTACAGCAGCAGGCGTATCAGATACAGTTAGTTGGGCATAATGGCGCATTACGCATATCTAGATAAAAATAATATAGTTGTTACAGTAACAGTAGGTAAAGATGAAACTGAACTAATAAATGGTTTAGATACAGAAACTTATTACGCTCAAGGAACGCCTTACACAGTAAAGCGCACCTCATACAATAACAACATCCGCAAGCAATACGCTTCAGTAGGGTTTAGCTATAATCCTGTCGCAGATGTATTTATTGCGCCACAGCCTTTTCCGTCTTGGTCGCTAGATGAGAACTATGATTGGCAACCTCCAACGCCTATGCCTTTAGAGGGCAGATGGAATTGGGATGAAGACACATTAAGTTGGATTGAAATTGAAGCCTAAATTATGTGCAGCTGGTGTGCAGTTAAGAGATCAAGTTGATACGTGGTTTCCAGATAGGCGTATTGCCAGTGATGGGTGGGTGGGCGATAGCCGTCACTCCGCCAGAAAATCGGATCATAATCCAGACGCAAATGGATGGGTCAGAGCGATTGATATTGATTCTCGCTTGGGTTCACCCGAGGGGCTCAGCGCTTATTTGGCTGACCAGATCAGAGTCGCTGGTAAAACCGATAAACGCATATCTTACGTCATCCATAATGGGAGAATATGCTCGAAGATATTAAATTGGAAGTGGCGTAAGTATAACGGAATTAACCCGCACACTAAGCACATCCATATCAGCTTTACAAAGGCGGGCGACAAAGACGGCAAGGCGTTTGATATACCACTACTAGGAGGCAAAATATGAAGATAAGCGAAAAACAGAAGGCGATACTAAAGTCATACGCACGTGGCGTATTGGTATCATTCTTAACATTCTTAGCAAGTAATGAATTAGGTTTAGACCCAGCGTTGTCTGTAGTAATTGCAGCACTCGCAGGGCCAGCAGCTAGGGCTTTAGATAAATCCGATATTGCCTATGGCATCGGTGCCGATGAAAAATGAGTCCTACAGAATGGGCTGGCTTTGGCGCTGGCGTTATGGCCGTGCTATCAGGCGGGCTAATAGGATTACGTTTCTTAGTTAAAGGCTGGCTTAATGAGTTACGCCCGAATGGTGGCTCTAGTATGAAGGATCAATTAACACGGCTAGAGAAGCGTGTCGATGATCTCTTTATGTTAATTAGTAAGTCATAATTTTAATATGGCAACTACACGTAAACGCAAAAAGATAAATAGGCGCAAGGTGCGTAGAACACCTGACCCATTATCTAAGCTAGAGGTGTTTTATATTGCCAAGCACGAAATGTATAAAGCTGCACGCAAGGCTGGTTTTAGTGAGTCTGTTGCGTTGTATCTAATGGATAGCCCAGAGTCTATGCCCGATTGGGTAGTAGGCGATAAGGGCATTATCCCAGTTATT